ATCGGATAACGGTTTCGGTTGGTCTAGGTGTTGTATGGTTTTGTTGGCTAGCCGTTTGGCTACCCTGTAGCACATTTTAGTGTAGTGTTTGTTGTCTAGGTTGTGGTATTGTTCCCGCACCCCAAATATTTAACACCGGCAGGGGACACAGGCTCCATCTACAACATGGCCGCAATGGCCAACCCGGCAGCCGAAATGCACATTTGCGAAGGCGAATTCGACTCCATGATCCTCGAACAATGCGGATGGTCGGCCGTAGCCCTACCCGGGGCCACATCGTGGCAAAACTTTTGGACCAAATTTTTTGAAGGCTACGACCACATCTACATCTGGTCAGACCCAGACAAAGCGGGCCACCAGATGGCCCAAACCATAACCCAAGCACTACCGCAAGCCATCCACGTACCCCTCACCCTGGGTGACGTCACAGACACCTACCTTCAGGCCGGAAAAACAGGGTTGACACAAGCCCTCAACACAGTGCTACAATAAAACCACACAAGCAACCCAAACCAAGAAAGGTACACTAAAGCATCATGGATCCCCTCGACACATGCCCCATCCCCGGCCGCCGAGACACGAGTAAGGCCGCCAGGAGGCGTATCCGCCTCGCCATCTGTGCAGAAAAATGGGCCGATGGCGAAGACCCACTCCGCATAATGCACACCTGGGGCACCACCTATGATGGGATGCGATCCATGATCCGCGCCAACCCCGACATTAGGCTACCCGACGACATGGCCAAACGTTTGCATAAAGTATGCCGGGAAGCCTACCCCAAAAACCAGCCCAACAGACACCGAAGCGGATGGGACCAATACGAAAAAGACTACTACACGGAGGAAATACTCTTCCTCGACCAGTTCAACGTGCCAGCCCTCGAAATCCTTAACCGGCTCGACGTGTCATGGACAATGTGGAAACACATCATCAACGAACAACACCTGACACGTTTACAGCAGGAAACCGACAACGCCTGCCAATGGGCCAACCTGCGAAAACAACACCCCGACAAAACGGATCAGGAAATCACCCAGATGATGTACAATAACCAAGTAACGTTCAGCAAGGTGATGAAAACCATACCCGCATAAACATCCATGACACCAGCATAGTATTTGCACACTCTTTCACATATAGGAGACATGATGGTTACTAAAACCCAACACTTGATCGACATGCACGGGGACAACAACAACGATAAGTTTCCCGAACACCTACATGACGTCATATGCGGCCGTGCCATCATCCACAATGCCGGCGAAGTCTCATGGTGCACACGCAAACCAGGACACGACGGCGACTGCCGCACAGGATGGCAGCCCACCACACAACCGATAGGACACCATGGCAACCAAAACTGAAACCCTCATCCAACGCTACGGCAACAAAGCCGCAGACGTCCTCGCTGACAAAACCATCCCCGCCTCATGGCTAGCACAACAGCTCACCCAAGCCGGATACCCCATCTCCGCCACCGTCATCAAAGACTATCGCCGCAAACAAGCCAACACCACCCCGCAAGAGGAGGAAAACCAGTGATAGACAACATAGACCGGCTCCTCACACAGCTAGCCAACCACGACAACGCCATCGACACCATCGACGACAATCTAGCCAATGGTACCGTGCGCCGCACACGCATCTCCGAATGGACACTCCCCAACGGAGAAACAGGCCGATCTGTACAAAAAATCATCGACCACCAACCCGCAACCGACCCCTACCCTATAGACGAACTCGTCGATAAACTAGCCGAATGGACACCCCCAAAACCCGAACAGGACACCCACACCAGTAGCAGCGATGCGGCCTTCGTCATCGGGGCAGGCGACTTCCAAATCGGCAAAGGCATCCCCGGAGGAGAAACAGCACACTTCGCAGACGACTATTTGCACTCCCTCATAGTCGCAAAACACTACTGGCAACAGGCAGGCCAGCCGCAACGAGTCCACATCGCCTTCCTCGGCGACATGATCGAAGGATACGTGTCACAAGGCGGCAACAACGCCTGGCGCACACAAACACCCCTCACCGAACAAATCAGGCTCACCCGCATGGCCATGATGCAACTCATCCACCAATTCGACCACTGCGCCAACGTCACCATCACATCCATCCCCGGCAACCACGGAGAAGCCGTACGCTTCGGTAAAGGAGTCACCACCTACGATGACTCCTTCGATGTGGACTGCTGCCGCGCCATCGCAGAAGCCTACCAACTCACCAACAACTACCCCAACCTACACTTCCACTTCCCCAGCCGAGACGAAATGACCACCACCGTCGATGTGGCAGGCACACAAATCCTGCACGCCCACGGACACCAATGGCGCAACAACCAACACTACGAATGGTGGCGCGGCCAAGAATTCCACAACGGCACCACATCACACATCCTCATGGCCGGGCACCGGCACCACCTAGAAATCTCCGAGCAAGGACAACGCACCTTCATCCAATGCCCATCCATGGAAGGCGAATCCACATGGTTCCGGCACCGCACAGGCACCACCGGAAACCCCGGACTCGTGTGCTACACTATCAACAACAAAACACCAAACAACTACCAGATAGCCAGATGAAAGAGATGCCATGAGCAGACGACCAACCAAAGCAGACCTCGCCACCACCGCATCGTGGGTGTGGGCCACAGACCATCATCTTCGCACACTCAACCGGGCATGCACCAAAACAGCCGGACACTACCCCGCAATCAGTGCAGACGACCTGTATCAAGACTCTTTGCTATATATTGCGGTGCGGGAACAATACCACAACCTAGACAACAAACACTACACTAAAATGTGCTACAGGGTAGCCAAACGGCTAGCCAACAAAACCATACAACACCTAGACCAACCGAAACCGTTATCCGATATTATTCATCTAGCCGACAACCAAACCAGCATTTAAAAGGAGAACCCCTCATGGTTAAAACCACCATCGACGACGGAACCCAAACCACCGTGCTCCAAACAGTAGGCACCACCACCACAGCCATCATCACCGACACCGAAAACCCCGAAACCATCACCGCCAAATACACCATCAGCAAAGACGGCACAGCCACCTACAGCATCAGCGGAAACACCTATTTGGGAGACCACCAACACATTATCAAACTCATGTACGACTACTGCCACTGCGTCGGACGATTCGACACCAGCAACACCAACGACCTGTTCAGGGGATGACCAAGTGAGCCGAACCTACACCACCGCCGACATCATCCAAGCCGCCCAATGGATCTGGAACGGAGGCCCCTGGAAACCAAGCGTCGAACCAGGAATGCCACCACCACCAACCGCGCCACAACACCACGGCAACAACATCGTCACCATGATCGATCTACAGCTAGCCATCGACGACTACACCCTCACCTGCCAGCCATCCAAACAGCGAAAACACTTCGCCCGACTAGCCGCATTCCGGGAAGTCTATGGATATGATCAAACCTATGCGTCGGCCGCCCAACGACTCGGCGTCACCCGGCAAACCGTGAAACAATGGGCAGACCAAACACTCATCACCCTCACAGGATACGCAAACAGTCGATACTACCAAGACGACAGCGCAGGGATGGGATAAAACCATGAACAACACACACAATATCACCTACACCACCCTCAACACAGCGATACACCGTATCGTCCAACAACAGCCCACCAACATGCAGCAGCTGGAAAACATTGTTGACAGTATCGAAAACCAGTACGGTGTACCAATCTCCCTCGACAACGTGAACCTTACCGTCAACGAAGTCAGCCTCGACGATCTCGCTATCGACCAGGACACGCTAGACGAGTGCAGCGAAATCCTGTGGTTATGCGACAGTGCAGGACACCCCACAAACAACAGCAACACCCGTGACAACAGCGAGGACCAGAGCCCCTATGCAAGCCAGGAAGCACTAGACTGGCTCGCCGGAATCGCATACCAGGCAAAACTATTGCAGGCGGCAGCCGACGAGATCATGTGGGCTATCATCCGCCACCGCGACAACCACAAAAACGTTATCGGCCGGAACGTTCTAGACCAGGCCAGCGATACGATCTCTACCTGCCTCCACCTGTATCAGATGCTCGAAGACACCATCGACCGCAACGAATCATAGCCACACCGCATAAACAGAAATAGTGCCCCAGCGGAAACCACCACACGATCGTGGCAGCACCGCTGGGGCACACATCTATGTTCAATTATGCAACAGTAGACTCTACCGTCCCAACCTCCGACTCGGCGGCACGCCTCGGCACATAGCCACCAACAATATCCGCATCGTCTACAGGCTCGATCATGCCAGGATCCGACACATCCACCGAGTGCGGCTCAACCAAGCCCCCATCATCCGGTGGAACCAAACCCGCATCCACAACCGTGGTTTTAGGCTTGCCGGCCACAAACGCTGGGCTACCAAACGATGTAGCCACCGACAGGACTGCAGCCACCGTTGCTGTTATCAGGGCAGACTCCCACGGCAAACCGCGAAACGACTCCGCAGTATACGTGACACCCGCCGTCACCCCCAACACAGCAACAAACGTTTGAACAAAAGTCTTTAACGCCCGCTCCAGCAGGCCTAACCAAAACTGTTTACCCACAACAAACCACCATCACTTTTTCAAATCGTTTACAGCAGACTCAAGCCTACTGATGCGACTGCGACACTCCAACACGTAATACCAGACACTCCACAAAGCGTCTTTTGTACGCCACAGCTTCCCCGTCACCGGATTCTTCACCCACGACAGGGCCTCGACACGCTTACGCAAATCACCATTCTGTACCTGTACCACACCCACATCGTGGTGCAGCTTATTCACCGAACCAGTAAGCTGAGCAGACAATTGTTTAATCTGATCATGCAAGGCTTTCACATCAGCCACAGTTAACTCCCCACTATCTCCACTGCCGCCGTTGACGACGGCCATAAACCTGTCCCACGGAAACCACGGCCCCGGATCGTCATGATCCGACTGATGCCACGCATCCGTCACATCAGTGTGGCCGCACACACCCCGTTTACCGGCCGTCAAATCGGCAGCCGACAGTTTCCTTTTCGGAACATTATATTTGTCACACAAACGTCTACACAGGATGGCAGCCTTCTCCACCGCAGGCCACACGCGAGGATCCAGCCACTGCTCCCTCGTGTAAGCATGGCCTGGCACCCGGAACGAGGCGTGCGAACCCCCATCCGCGCAAATCTCTATACCCAAACTATGCGGATTCGGCGGGGCATGCCACCCAATCGTAGACTCACTCAAACATTGCACTGTCTCACTAATATCACACACATAATGCGCCGAACCACCCGACGATGGGGAAGCAAAATAGTTCGCTGTAGACACCGCCCGCCCCTTACGGGAAGCGGACGGAAACCCAACATCCGGGCACGTCGCATGAATCACAACCCGGTTCACCGGACTATTCGAGCCGGCAGAATGATGCGCTGCAGGAATGTATCTCACCGCACGTCACCACCCAACACCACAATCAACACTAGTAACACCTTTCCCCTATTGTTCACCTACGGGATGACACGGTAACCACAGGTGATGGTTTCACACCCTGGCAGGCCACCGAGCCCGATACGGTAGAAAACCCGCCGTCACTATATTTCACAACAAGGCGGCCCCCGGAACAGTACACAGACACCACAGAACGGCCATCCTTACCATCCTTGCCATTCGTGCCGTCAACACCAGCAGAACCCTGAGGACCCTGAGGCCCAACAGGACCACGCTCACCCTGTGCACCTTGCGGGCCGGCAGGACCTGAAGGGCCCATATCACCGCGCTCACCGGCCAAACCATCCCGACCATCAGCGCCGTTCACACCGTCAGAACCTGCACGACCTGGAACACCATCATGGCCATCGGATCCGTTCGCACCAGGCAAGCCGTCAGGACCTTTCACACCATTCAAGCCAGGAGAACCCTGCGGACCAACAGGGCCAACCAGCCCAGCCGAACCATTAACACCGTCACGCCCATCAGCACCTACAGGGCCTTGCGGGCCGCGCTCACCGGCAGGACCCGGCACACCCTGCACACTCCGCTCAACACGCTGAGCATCCACACACAAGCCAGACTGGTGAAGACGCACCGACTCCTGCCCACCAGAGGCACACGCCTGCCGCACACGGCTGGCCAACCCTTTAGCGGCTGTACCATTCGATTGGGCCCTCGCCTGCTCCGAATCCCGCTCAGAGGATACCGCCCCGAAACGTAACGCACCCGCAGCAACCACCGCCAACAGCACAAGCGACAAAAACAGCAACACCAGTGAAACCTTCTCAAAATTGCGGCGTTGCCGCTTCTCTTCCTCCAACTCCCTCAACCCTACTCACCTCCACCATCAACAGTATCTTTCAAAAACTCGGGCAAATCAGGAAGATGCATAGGCTCCACATCATCAGGAAGCCGCGAGTTAAACCGGCGAACCTCACGCCGCACACCCCACGTATACTCTTCCATCGCATCCACCTGAGCCGACAGCCGCCGCAAACGCCGCCTAGAACGGGATGTGACCGCCTGAACAGAACCCAAAATCGTGGCCAACGCGGTACAAATAGAGGCCACCAGTGCAGGAGTAAACCACGACACCACAGCCCCCCAACATCACACCATCCGCCACAACAACAGCCCGGTCACACGCCCACAGCTATCCAATTAGCAACCGCAGGCACATTATTCGGCTTAGAACCATCATTCGTAATAAACGCCAAACTAAAATTTTGGGAAGTCACATTGTAGGCTTTCACATCAATCTGCTGCGTACCCCCAGCCGCCGTAGCCATAGACACCACCACAACAGGCGCACTACTAAACTGGCGATCAAACGGGATCGTGTAAGCATACACAGCAGACCCGCCAAACATGATCGACTTCGAACCCGTCTCAATCCTGGGAGACAACAACATCCACTCGCCGGCATGGTTAGCCCACACAGCCCCCGAAGGAACCATCACACGGTCACCCTCCACTGGGGTAGGATCACACGCAGCAGACTCCCCAAACGCCACCCTAGCCGCTATAGCACGCCTATCCAGCTGCTGCTGCAACCCGTTAGACGACAACACCAAAGTAGCCAGTAGCTGCTGATGGAACACGCCAGGCTCGGCGCGCAACACGTCACGGGCACGCTCCGCACGCCCCCCAGGAACAATCTCCAACTTGGCTGTGTTCTGCTCCCAATCCCGAGACAGGACAACATAGTCGTATCTAGTCTCGCCAGGGCCCGGAAGCTGACCTGTCACCGTCTCAACACTATTCGACGTGCACATCACCCCGTGAGCCCAAGCCTGCCCCGGCAGGACCTCACACAACACTGTGGCACCCTGAATCGTCGTGCCGACACGAAAATCGTCCGGCCCTTTCACAGACGGCATATTACCCATCAGACCAGACATTTGAGCCCAATCATACTCGGTCAACACACCATCAAACCCTTTACACACAATAGCCACAACAAACCCCAATCACTTACTAAAACTTTTGCAAATCCCGCACACCCGCAGCCAAACCGGCCACACGGCGAGCCAACAGGGCCGACGGATTATCCTCATAATCCCCCGCAACAGGAGTCACCTTCGTCCACCCGTCACCCGGCGATACACACTCCACATCAATCTGCCGAACAATCTCCGCAATAGGGCCAGAACCCACATCCACATAGATCAAATCCCCGGGCATCAGATTGCCTGGCCCAAACCGCAACACATCCGACTCAGCCAACTCGATCTTAAACCCCGACGTGGCCCCCAACTCGGACAGCACCTGCTCAGCCTCATCGATGAGATGCACATGTTCAGAATCCGTGTTACGGGCATCCTTAAACACCTCTACACGATCAAACCACTCATCCTCGGCCATCGAATCAACATCCTCACAAAACAGCCGATCCTTGCCCTCGCCGCGGCCACCAACCACCACCGAAGTAGCCTTCGGGGCGTCACGCACATACTCCCACGACACAATCGAACCCGACTCGGCAGTCAACACATGCTTCCGGGTCACGGCAGGCACGCAATCAAACAGCAAACCCCGCTGATCAAACTTCGCATTCTCAAACTGGTTCACCGTGACAGTCATCCGAGCCCACGACAACACCGGCAACAACTTATCGGCAAACACGTGGAACCGCACCTGAAAATCCTTAATATAGCGGCCACGACGCTCATCATCGGTCATAAACAAACCAGGCGGAAACCGCCACGCATTATCCCCCAACACCTGCTTAGCCACCGACTCAGCCGCACCCGAATAGTGAGCATAATCCCTGTCAGCACGCCACTCCATACCAACCAAACCAGGACGATAATTCACAGGCCACATCAACATACGCCACAACAGGCGGATATCATCCTCACACGTGATAGTCACCCGCGAAGAACGCCAAGGACCCACACCATGAACCCTACGCACAGGCCCAGAAAAAATCTGGCCACCACCATAATCAACAACCAGCCGTGCACCCGGCTTAGTCAACCCGTCAAGCCTGGAATGATCACCCGACACCACCAACTCCAAAGTGGACAAACCATTCCACTTCAACGACAGTTTCAACGACTCAAAAAAATTGATAGGCGCCACACGGCGATAATCCGGCGTAAACAATGTTACATGCGGAACAAGACCAGCCATCAACTATTCACCAAGCCCTCAAAAACCTGTACTGCACCGACACAACAATGGCACCCAAACCAACCATCTCAATATTCACACTCCGAGAACCGCCAGGCGGGATAGGCGCAAACTCCCACTCCTTCAAACGATCCATCACATCCTCAAACCCGTTCAACAATGCAGACTGCTTACGAGGATCCGTATCAATAGTGATCCAATCATACTCCTCGACAGGCCAATCCGAAGACACACGCAAACCATCAATCTGCACAGACCACGACTCCAGGGGGCCCTCCACACGAATCACAGGCCACGCCGGCACATCACCCCTGTTAGACAGATTATCCCAACCCGAACCAACACCAGGCGTCAACACCACAGGAAACGCCGTGCCATCCTTGCCGACAGGGCCGCCACCCAACCAATCCTGCAACTTCGCATTACTAAAACGAAACTTCTGCTCATCCCCATACCAAAACGGGTCATAAGCTGTCAAATGAATCACATAACGCGCATAACCCCTGTTCACCGGATCAACCGTAAACGTGTCATCCACCGAATCAAACCGGCACTTCAACACACGCTCTTTGCCGGCAGGAGTTTTCACCGACAGTTCACCCTCCTCGCCCGGGGGAAAAGCAGACCACAACTCGTCATAGGCTTTCAAAAAACCGTCACGAAACCCGCCCACCGGATCCGGGTCAACACCCGACACCAGGACAGGTTTTTGAG